TTGACTTGTTGCATCACGCCAAAATCCACCTGATGAGGTATGCCCGTAGATGCTTGCGCTTCGTGCGTATGCCCCACTTGCATTGACTTGTCTAAATACACTTGAAGCCACCACGCAAGGGCTAATGTTGATGTTTGAACTAAACACAACGGGTGCAAGTGTGTTGATAGTAGATACAATTCCTGTAAAGAATGATGTATTTACATTTTGTGCACTTAGCGCACCTGCTTGCGTAATTTGCGAATTGGTAGATGTGTATGCACCTGCTGTCGTTATATTGTTAAATAACATGACAAGGCGTATATCTGCCGTAGATGTACCGATTGCAACACCATTTATTACAACCTGCCATAATTTAGCATCGTTACCCAATAGCCCTGTTATATTTATAAAATTCGTATCGCCTACAACGTACTGTGTATTGGCTTCAAGCGGTGAAGGAAGTGCTGATACGACCTTAATTGTCTTTAATAATTGTAGTTTAGGAATTACGCCCGGATTGAGATTGTTTATAGCCGTATAAATAGCACTTGAACCTGACACAACACTGCCATTGATTTTGAATATAAAAGAACTAATCAGGAATCGCTGTACTTCGGTCTGCACGTCTTTAATTATTATCTGCGTGCCTTGACCGTATGCGACAAGGGTATCACAATTGACGTTCGTAACGAGTATATTCTTTACGTTGGTTCGCCACTGCAATTGAACAAATGCGCTTGTACTCGTTATGTATAGCGTGTCTTGCGATTGGGCTGATACGTTTGCATAGCCCAACAAACCAAACAGCATCCAAATAATGGTGCGTTTTAATTTAGGAAAAGGAAGAATTTGTAACATCTTGTCTGTACTATAATTAATGGAAGTTTATTCATTGTCATCAGGCTCAGGCTCAAATACGGGAATCGCCTTATGCCTACATCTATACCCGCCACGATAGGTGCAGAATGAAGATGTAGTTGTTGCGAGATTCATTCCTGAACCACTTGTAAATGCCCACTTTATTTCGGCTTGTAATTGATTGACGGGTATTTTGCCATCAAATTTCGATACCCACCGAATGCACTGCGGACGAGAATCGCCAATCAATGAGCCAATATACATGATATAATTCGTGCCGTATGTTGTCCTGAATTGGTCATAGATTTGACCATCGTATTGAAGTATGCCATCCTGCGCCCACGTCATAGCGTAGCGGGTCAAGCGTGCATATTTCTGTCCCTCTTGCTTGGTAAGGAAATCGGATATGTAATTACGGGTATCAGTTAATTTTGACCCTGCAAATACATTGCGTTGCAATGCTTCACGAATAGGCTGACGTATTTCGGCTGTCAGTGAATCGCCTGTCATGTTATTGACAATCGTTTCAATTTGTGCCGTTCTAATTTGACTCACGCCTAATCTATCAAAGTCAATTTTTACTTTTGGATTGTAATTGGTTAATACTTGCTGAGATAGTTCTGTAATTTCTTCAATGCTACGAACGCACTGAGCAACGGCACTTGGATATTTGCTGTTATTAATCGCTTCGGCAAGAATTACATTAATTCTCTGCAAGTATTCTGCACTGCCCTCCATGATGAATTTACCATCGGCATTGGGAAATGTACTAATGTAAGAAGATAATGCCGTGACCATCTTCTTAGTGGCATCGTCAGACCCGAATTGAACCTGTGCGAGTGTATCATCTAATATCTTCTCGATTTTATCTTCGGGTGACATGGTAACTACTCAGGTATAATTATTTCAGTTCGTACAGGCTTCGCAACTAAGGCAAATTCGGCATTCATATCAGCAAGTAATGCATCGTCATTTTTCGTGAGCCACTCCGCACCGTTACGGCTTATGAGTTTATAAACGATGCTGTCTGCCATGAGGTGACGCTGTATATCAACTTCATTGACTGCGCCCAGCATACTGGCAGTTTGAATGTCAGCCATTGATTGACCGTAAAGAGAGTCAAACAAAATAACGGCATCCAGCATCCGCTCGGCTTCGGCTTCACCTGAATATCGTTTCTTGACCAGTTCACGCTGTGCCCTAATCTTTACCTGAATCGGTGCGTTGGCTTCGTTCAATGCTTTCAATTCATCAATCAGGCTTCCTTCGTTGCGTATCATGAAGGATTGAGGCGCAACAACGATAGGCATTTCAGGATTGACGATGTTTCTTAACCTAATCAATAGCCATAAATGATTCCAAATGATGTGCTTAAACATGTGGTCGGAAATCATTTTAATTAGGGTGTATTTGCCTTCTCTATCTACTTCTTTTGCATCACCGCTCTGTACACTATCATTGAATAATTGATAGATACTTTGCTCTGCTTTTTTAATTAGCATTTCCCACGTTTCGCCCATGTAGCGCAGACCTTCAACTGGAGGCTGTACAAATGAAATCGGGTCGTCTACCAATGTTTGATTTTCGAGCGTTGTGCTGTCGGGTACTTTAACAATGTACTTGCCATAAGGACTTCGGACATTGACTGAACCTGTGCCATTACATGAATTGCACTTACGCCTATTCTCGCCTTCTGCATCCCACACATAGCCATTATCACAACCTTGTGCATTGCATGGCATTTCCTTTTCAACAACTTGCGGATAGCCTGTCATTAATCTTGATGCTTTCCAATCGTCAAAGGCTTTCAATGCTTCGTTTCCGTATGCAATAAAACCTGATAGGAATGACTTGTAGTAATCAATGAATTGAGGCATTGCAAGGTCGTTCAAATCGAACACGCCGTTGTTGTTGGTGTACGGCATCCAACTGCCGTAATCCTTCTCGCCAAACATGGCTTTACGGGTCTTGTAATCGTAACGTCCGATGCTTGTGGCAGACAATCCGCCATTTAGAACGATTGGTATTTCACCTAAATTATGAACGTACCAAGGTTCGGTTGTGAATGATGTTTCGCCACTTTTGCTTGCAGGCAATTTATACTCACGATGTTTATAATAGGCATCACGAGTAATTGTAATAAACACACGACCTACCGTGCCATCATCGAAATAGAAACGGTCTTCGGGTTTGTAAAAAGTAATTCTGTCTTCGGTTAGTTCGGTAATACAAACCCAATAGATTTGATATGGTTTCGGGGCGAGTTGTACCGATGCATCCTCAACGCCTTCACCTGCTGGCAACCACGTCAGATAGCCGTTCGGGTCGGATATAACGCGAGGCGCAACGTCATTGAAGATGTAGGCGTAGTAATCCTTCCCTGTGCCGTACGCCTTCGTATTGCCGAATATAGGACGGTCAAGATACTCGGCTGTATCATCATCTACATAGACGTTAAATGGTGCTTCACCAATGGGGTAGAATATTTCATTCATTGCCCGATTAATGGCATCCATTGTAATCGGCTCAAAGTTGTTTAGTCGAAAATTCAGAATTTCATCGGATTCGTTCGGGCGTTGCAGGAATAGCAACTTCGCAGGATTGTGACCCTGCGTATGAACTATCATCGAATAGAATTCTGATGCGCCCCGAAGCCATCCATCTGGACGTGCTTCGGGGTCGAACCAAAAACCATAACCTGTGTCAATTGCTTGCATCAGGTCGTGCTTATACTGTACCTAAATCGAAAACGTATTGAGTGCCTTGAGTCAAGCCTGTGAACTTAATAGTTACAGCCATGTGCTTAGACTCTTGGTTGTTATCGGGTGTAACGGGATTCATTACAAGTGTGAAGTTATCAACTCTCCACATTCTGCCATCGCAACTTCCGTAGTACAAATTGTACACGTTCGGATTGTTTTGAATTGAATTGTAGAAGGCTTCCTTCTCGAATACGATTGGGTTTGTGCCTGTTTCGCTGAAATCGTAATCCATGATGGCGAGCGTCCATGTCTTGCCTGTCAATTGCTCGGCATTACATGACTGCATTCTGACTTCGTTGATACTTGGTTCGGGTAAAGAACCTAACAAACCCTTAATTACACGGGCATTGTTGGCTGTTACCGCAGCCTGCCAAACGGACAAATCCGTAGGCTGTGCAAGGATGGTGGTATCATCGCAAGATACGAATCCAAGGAATGGAATACCGCCGGGTTTTTTGTTGATTCCGCAACTTGCGGATAAGGCTGGAACTGCAACGGTACAGCCTGAACAGGATAATGGCATATTAAATAGTGTTTAAATGTGAACTGAAATGAAACCTATTATATGGCAATTAGCCTAATGCGCTGGGTGCGCTATGAATTGGTACAAATATACGAAATAAAAACGCCCGCACAAATATAAATTTATGCGAGCGCAACCTTTTAAACAATCACGAAAAAAAGTAACCGATGCAAAGATACATCAACATTGCTGATAATCCAAACAATCACATCCACGAAGTTCGGTGTCTATTATCCACATATTGCTGTTGTCATTATTCTTATCTGCACCCGCTTGTGGCTGAACTTGGATGGTGGGTTCATTGCCTAATCCAGTCAATAATGCAACCGACCCGCTCATGTTGTTATTCCAAATCTGAGCTACGTATGGCGGGCATGGCTTGAGGCGTACACGGAATAGAGGGTACGTCTTTGTTTTAATTGAGAAGCACTGCCTTTCGGGTATATCCTTCTCGATGAAGTGTCCGACTTGTTCAACACTGCCATAAAAGCGGTGCAGGTTGCGATATTGTGCGCCTTGCCCGCTTCGTAATTGTATCAAATTATTTACAGCGAGCACCTGCCTTGGAAATGGCTGTGGATTTGTTTCAACGGGCGAGCCAAACCATGTAAGGTTAGGACTTGGATTCGAGTATGTATAACCAAAGCAATCTGTTGTGCTATAAACGCCCTCAAATTGAATTGTATCTTGACAGCGTGCTACTTCATAGGTTTGACTATAAATGTTGAATGATGCGCCTGTAAATGGCGTTATCGTGAACATAAAATAGAATTGACTCGGGAAGCCTGTGGGCAGTGTCGTAGGCAGGCATAAATTAATATTCTGCACCCACCTATACCATGCTTGATTCGGCAGGGTTCGGCTTGAAGCATCCCTATCGAGGTCGAGAAATACAGACGCCTGCTGAATCATATCATCTGCATAATTGTGCGGTGTTGGTGTCGGTATAGTGAACTCAGCACCTGTACACGCATCGAATAGCCTTGCCCTAATGGTGAAGTTTGTCGGATTGAGTGCGTAATGATACCAACCGTAAGTAATGAAGTTAGGTGTGGTTTGTGTGCTATAAATACCAATCGGTTTGGGTGCATTTCGAGTCGATTGATATTGGAATTGAAAACTTAGGCAATCACCTTTGGCAACGGGTTGATTAAAGCAGAAATCGTTCGGGCATAGGTTGTTATTCCATGCATCCGATAGATTGCATATTATCTCATCCTGTATAATCGGCTCGCACACGTTGCAGGGATTATTTACTCCCAACGGCACAACTATATCAATTACGCCTATCGTTACGCCATTACCAATTCCAATTGGCACGCTGTCATGATTTATTACTATTCCCATGTTATGGTCTAATTAAAAAGTGAAGTTTTAT